CATTCCGCCGTAACCACCAAATCCACCCATCTGCTGACCCATTCCGTAACCGCCATACTGCTGTGGTTGCGGTCTTTGCTGTTGATAAGGGTTTTGATACGGCTGATATTGTGGCTGTGGCATCTGTTGATACTGCTGTTGCGGCGGCTGCTGATAAGATGGCTGCTGACCAAATCCGCCCATAATACCCTGCGGTTGACGTTGCTGAACTTGCGGAAACCCGCCAAACATACCCATGCCCTGCGGACGCTGACTACCAAGACCCATTCCCATTCTAGGGTTCTGACGTTGGCGCTGCTGTAGCTGCTGTTCCATCTGGTTAATACGGTAATCTTTAAAACCACCAGTGCCTTCAAACGCGGTGCGTAATTCTCCCATGCGATCTTGTTGCTCTTGGCTTGGCTGAAGTGAATCCATCAACGTCTGCATCTGAGTGCGCTGGTCTTCGTTCGGGCGCATAGACTTGCCATATTCCATCATAGCCTGATACTGCTCGTTATCCGCAAACGGGTTAACTGGCTGGGCTCTTTGTGGTTGCTGTCGCATCTGTTGAAGCTGTTGGATGCTTGGTTGCCTTTGTCGCATCTGTTGGCCCCCTCGGTTGCCAAAGAAACCTCCAAGACCGCCCATAGTAGAGGGGTTAAATTGACGAATAGAATTACCAAAAGGTGACATCATGAATCTCCAAAAAGAAACTTATTCGGGTTATATCACTTATCTTGCGTTCGATCAATAGACCTTTCACCCATGTACGCATCCACCACCATCAAAAGGAAAAACGGCAGATCATCCGGGTGCAAACCTAACCCGAACAAAAGCTCAACTACTAAGTTTCGCATCTCGGAAATAGAAATACTTTCGGGCATCTCTTGCAAGACGCCCGATATAATTTTCTCTATTCTTTCTGGGTTTAACTTCTCTCGACTTATGCCCATTTCGCTAATCCTTCCTAAATTTAGGTCTAATGCTGGTCTTTATCGCAACAGGTCGATCATAAGAATAAAAGATATGCCGACCAATACGCGCAATTCTGTAAAGTCCCTTGCGCCAAACTGGTCGGACATTCACATTATGATAATGATCCGAAGTGCTGAAAGGCAAGATGTCGGGGTTGTTTATGATCTTAATAGCAAGTTTCTGAGCCTTGGCCCAAGCCACTTCATCTCTAGGCTTTGGTGTTTTGTTATTGCGATAGAACGAAAACTGGCGATCTTGCGTAATGACGTTGCACATAGAAGAGGGCCAGCGTGGTGACTTTGTGCGATTAACAATCACCCTAGCCACCATCAACTGACCCAACAACTTCTCCCCTCGTGCCTCATGATACAAAGCGAGCGAAAGACACGCCGCCGCCGCTATCATTTTTCAACCCCCAACTTGTGCATCCAATTCTGTAACACCTGATAACTCTTCAAGCCCAACAGATTAGCCGCATCGTTTAGGTTCTTGCTCTTGGCAATAGCTCGCTTGACGTAATCACGCTTGATACTGTCAACTGCAAAATTAACGTCATAGCCTTCCTCGAACTTATCTAGGGGCAAATAATTGTGGAACTCGTCCCTTAAATCCTCCAAGTCTGTCTGGGTTTTTATGTCGCTCAAGCGATCAAGCAAGTATCTGAATGTTGGTCTTTCGTTCATTTGTTCGGCTCCTCAACATAAGACGCTTTCAAAGCCTTTAAAAGCTCACGCTTAAACTCAACTGCTGTCATCAATTTGTCATCGGAAATAATGATGTCAACCACCCTGTCGATAACGTAAGCAATCTCTACTCGTCCATCACCCATCGTAATCTCCTAATAAATCTCTCTCTTGCAGGGATAACTCTTTACCCGTAATGTCGTTTTTTTCGATCAACATCCTTTGTAAAGCCACTCCCTTCATAGGGTATATGCCGAATACTTTCTTAAACACTTCATCAAGCATTGCATCCATTTGTTGCTCACTCATCGTCTTCCTCCAATTTTCCAGTTCCATTGCACATATCGCAATCTACATCGTAGAAAGAATCAACCTCTACAGTTACTTCTAGTTTGCCGCCGCCCTTACATTCGGGACAGTCGTTAGAATACTCCTGCAAGCCGACAACATAATTGCCTATTTTACTCATGATATTTCCTTTTCTTTGCTAGATGTCTTAGGGTAACATTTATTATCTATCGGGGTCAACGGGCAAAGTAAGAAATGTTATGTTCGGGAAAACGGATTATAATCGGGATTTAAATCCGTTCGGGAAACCAAACAAAAAAACCCCCAATCATGGCCGTGGAGAACGCCAGATTGAGGGTTAGTCGAGAGGTACAAAAAGGACATCCCCATGCCCTTATAAAAACGTAACCCGAACAGGTTAACAGATCAAGAGAAAATCTTCTGCCACAAAGATTTAAACCAAGGAACCTTTTGTTCGGGGGGCGAATAAGCATTAAAAGTCAGCGGAACCAACGTCTTTTCCTTTTTTAATCCCAGATTAGCAATCCGGTTTGTAACTGATGAAGGCGTGCGGCCCAAGATTTCAGCCATAACCCGAACAGGACTGCCGTTGTTGCGCATGTCCTGCAATAAATAATCTTCCTTACTCGTCCAAGCCTTATAAGTTTTCTTCGCCATTAAATCCATCCTTTCAAAATAGCCAAAAGCCAAACTAGCACCAGAACAGCACCAATCCCAAAAATAATTTTATCTTCCCAATCTCCCCAATCCATCACGCGTCAACTCCTTGTCGCTCTTCGATTTCATTAAGCGCACGTTTAAGCGCACGTTTAATCCGCTTTGATCGGTCTGGTAAAATCAAACCTTCCAAGCCTTCAATCATCCATTCAATCTCATGTTTGGTAATTGACACCTGAACGGCAGGAACCAAGTTGATCCCGCCGTTGATGTTTGTTTGCTGTAAAAACCTCATGCCGCCATCTCCTCTGCTTCTGATAACGCAACGCGCAACTTGTAATCGTCAAGGCCAAAGTCTTTGTAGCCATCTTCGATCATTTTATAATAACCGCCGTTCGGCGGACTTGTTCGGGTTTTGTCGTTCATTTCGTAAACAATCCAATCCGTATTGATCTTGCGCCTGTTGTATAGGTGCGGATAACCCTCAAGCTGATCCAAAGAACGCAGACAATCAAGAGTGATCTCCCACAGTACAACGGGGCAGATCGTTTCGGCATCTGGTACAATGTCAGCAACGCCGCGAAATACCAGCCGCGTATCGGGCAAGTAAAACCCGCCCAACGGTTTAGCCTTCGGGCAACGTACAGACATTGCATCTCGGTTCGTGTTCATTCCATAAGCCATATACAACATTACACTGTTTCTCCTTGCTCTGCGCCAAACTCAATAGCCTCATCAATTAAGGCATCGTTCAGCTTGTTAAGGAAATCGGTGCTGAAATGATCGGCAATGACAGACTGCGCATAACCCGCAGAGCAATTGGCGTCATAAGCCGAATATTTACAAAACTCGTTAATGATAAAAGAACGCATGGCCTTGCGGTCATGATTGTTGCCCTTGATAAATTTCAGATTGGATCGGTAGTGACCCTCACCAAGATAAGAACCATCCAACCAACAACGGAATAACTGCCGTGTTGCGTGGTCGCCATCCATAAGGTCGCCGCCCAAATCGCGTAAGATGCGGCCTTTAGCACTGCTTTCAAATTGTGTCATTTCTATACTCCTGTTTACTAGATGTCCCAAGTAATACCACGCCATATGCGCAAGTCAAGCAAAAAAGATAAGAAAAATTATGTGTTGATTTCATTACATTATTTACGTCAACTTTTTTTACGTCAAAACCTGACGTAGTTGATGTTGATGTAAATAATGTAAGCAAATCAAAGACTTAACCTGTTTACGTCAAATACGTCAAGTTTGCGTTTTGACGTGAATTATTCAATGAAATCAAACACTTATTTTACGTCAACTACGTCGCCCCCTATACAGGGGGGGGTATATACCGTCCCCCCCTGATGTTGTTATTGATCTAATCTGAGTAATCCAATATGGGAACTATTGGTTTTATATGGACTTGATTTAGTTGAGCCGTAGAGATACTCTGAGCCTATCGAAAATCAACACAGGTGAACAAATGCCAAAGGTCGGGGATCAAGTCGAAAAAGGTGGACGTAGGTTGCAACCGCAACAACAGAAGTTTTTAGATAACTACATTCATAAAGACATGACCCAAACAGGAGCAGCCAGAGCAGCAGGCTACAAGTCGCCAAATGTTCGGGCTGTGCAGCTTCTAAATAACCCAGTTGTTCGGGAACGTATGGAAGAGATGCGAAACGAACTGGAAACTAAATACGGGGTGTCCGTAACCAAATCTGTTCGGGATATGCAAAGACTCCGAGACGAAGCATGGCAGGCAGGGAACTTTAGTGCTGCAATCAAAGCTGAGGAACTACGCCTTAAAGTAACGGGACTTATGGTAGCCCGTAGCCATGTAACACACGAAAGCGTCGATAACCTCACACGAGATCAAATCGTTGAGCAGCTTCAAGAATTTATGGACCGCGCTAAAAATCGCATGATTGACGTAACACCTGAGCCGAATCCCATAAAACCCGAACAAATCGACATAACATACGATAACGGCGAAGCCGTTTCATGAGCGCTGCGCTTGGGGCGGGTCGGGCCACGGAGGCCCCGCAGAAACCCTGAGAGCCACGCCACAGGGCCGAATCGGGACTTTTCGGGTTCGGGGTCGTCAAACTTGTTCGGGATACTCCAGCAGCCTTTAAATAGCCTCTAAATAAAATCAACTATATTCGGGATTCGGGATTACTGCTGTGCTGCCGCTGGGAACAACCCGACAAATTGTTCGGGATAAACACCAGCAGCGCTCCGGGAGTCAGCAGCTACCGGGATTCTTCGGGGCTGGGTAATAAGCCGACAAATTGTTCGGGTTAAAATACCAGCAGCAAACTGGGAGTTACCGGGGCCGCAGCGAATCTGGGTAATAACACGAACAATTGTTCGGGGCTGGTAGCTGGGAGTCTGATCCGCCGGGGTGAATCGCTGGTAAAAGCGCTGCCGGGGTACTTACTGGGAACAATTGTTCGGGATCGGGCTGCTGGTAGCTGGGAACCGGGGCCGCAGCAGGAACTCCGCCCGGCAGCACTGGTAAAAACACCAGCCCCGGCGCTGGCGATGACAACCCGAACAATTGTCCGTCCTCCCGGCGACTCCCCAGCAGCGTAACCCGGTGAATCTTTTTAACTTTACCTGTTGACATCCCAAACCAGGTGGGATAGTATGGGGTTATTCTAGTAAACAGGAGAGAGACGATGAACGCATACAGCAACTATAGAGTAATGGGAATGGAGTACCAAA